GCGGCCCGCGCGCCCTCGGGGCACGATCGCGACGTGGTTCGGGCGAATGTTGCGCTGGATCGCGTCGTACGCTTCGCCCGCGGGCGTCGTGCCGGGGGTACGCTCGAGATCGACCTGATAGCCGACCGAGACCTCGGTCCGCTCGCGCGCGTCGATGCGCTGGATCGCGCGAGCATCGGCGATTACGATCGACGCCTCGACGAACTCGCCGGCCTGGCGCACGTCGTCGCCGACGTGCCCGATCGCGAGCGTGCGCCAGTTCTCCGCGTCGACGCGATCGACGCCGCGAGAGTGCTTTGGGTGCAGATCCGTGACTGTCGCGCCTCGGAGCGCCTCGAGCGCCGCGGGCGCGAACACGGTCTCCGGCGGGCGGTACTCGCGGCGCGGCGTGCCGTCGGGGTTCCGGTACGTGAAGACCCCCGTACGCGTCAGGCGCGCGGGGACCCGGAGCGCGCCGGAGGGGAGCCGGGTCACGGTGCCGAGGGGGGCCGAGTCGTAGCGAAGCGCCACGGCTTGACTGTAGCACGCGCGGGTGCTAGGCCCCTCAGTCCTCCAGAATAGGGATCGCCACGCAACGGCACGAAAAATCGGTGCCCGGCATCCCGCGGTCCCCGTTCGGGTTCACGATCGGCGGATCGTCGAACGTGAACTCCCTACCGTCGAGCGCGTAGTGCAGGCCCTTGGGCCACTTCCCGCCGGGCGTGCCGCGGACGCGCTCGTCGTGCGACGTGGACCAGCGGTAGCGCCGGACGCCCGCTTCGGAGCAGCGCTCGCGCGTGAGGTCGGCGTTCGCCTTCAAGACCTGATCCCTGGCGATCAGGTTCGCGCGCGAGCGCGACACGTCGAAGCGCTCCGCGATCTGGCGCGACACCGTCTCGACGCGCGTGCCCTTCCGGGTCGCATCCCGGACGATGTCGCGGACGTCGCCGTGGAGACGCGTCGCGATCGACTCGATCAAGTCGACGTTCTCGGCGCGCCAGCGCTCGAGGAGCCGCCGCACGGCGGGCGGCTCGGCGTCGAGGTCGATCTTCAAGACCTCGCCGAGGTCGGCGAGGTTCCACTTCGCGATCCGATCGCCGAACTGATCCACGATGTCTCGGGCGCCGCGCTTCGCGATCCGCTCGAGGCGCACGCGGAGGAGCCCGAAGTCCAGATCGGCGTCGTCGCGCTGCTCCTCGCGGGTCTGCTCGATCCACGGCGCGAGGAACGAGCGCGTCGCGATCCGGAGCTCGCGGTTGATCTTCTCGAGTGCGCGGACGTAGCTCGCCGCGACGTCGAGCGGGATCTTAGGCCGGCGGGCGAGGCGCGGACCCTTCGAGCGAGCGCGGCTCGCGGCGAGGCGCCTGGAGAGCGGGGCGATCACGCGGGCGCCTGGATCTCGACCTTCCGCGCGCGCTCCACGAAGGTCGCTTCCTTCCACGCCCATTGCTGATCGGGCGTCTCGGAGTCGAGGTCGGCGAAGTAGACGCGCCCGTTGGCTACGGTGTTGACGCGGAGCCGGTGCTGATCGGCCGTGTCGATCCAGACCTCTCCGGTCTGGGGGCGGAGCGTCGCGGGCTCGTCCTCGGGATCGTCGGCGCCCCCGAGGAGCCGCGCGGCGTAGACCTCTTCGGCGCTCGCCTTCCCGAAGCGGATCTCCGCGACCTCCTCGGGCGCGAGAACGCCGCTCGAGATCCGCGTCGCGTCGGCCGTCGCTTCCGCGTTTTCGCGCTCCGCGATCTCCTTCTCGGTCGGCGTCCAGAGCGCCGCCCAGTCGATCGATCCGGTCCAGTCGGTGATCCCCTCGCTCGCCGCGATCGCGCGGTAGACGGTCCGGAGCGCGGGCTCCTTCTCGACGCGCTCGATCTCGACGCGCCGGTACCAGATCCGGAGGTCGCTCTCGCCGGTCGCGTTCATCCCGATCGGCGCCGTCCCGAGGAGCACCGTCGCCGGGATCCCGCTCGACGCGGAGATCCTCTGGAGGAGCCGCGCCTGCGCCTGATCCACGCCCGTGAGATTCATCGCGCCGACGTGCTCGAAGCTCTCGCCGTCCGCGTCGAGCACGACGGCGCGCATGACGCTGCGCGCGTACTCGACGAGCTCCATTCGGTCGCGCGCGATCTGCGCCTGGCCATTCGCGATCATGGAGATCAGGCCCTTGATCTTGAAGACCGCCTGCGAGAGGTCGGCGAAGGCGGCGACGACGGACGCGTGCGCGATGCCCTCGTCGCGGAGCGCCTCGTAAGGGCGCTGGAGCACGGAGAGGTCGCGCCCGCTCCGCGCGTAGCGGATCCGATGCGGCGTCAGCGCCCCGCCGAAGAAAACGAAGCGGCTCGCGTGGATCTCGATGGAGCCGCGACTCGAGCCGGAGACGTAGTAGTGCGAGGGGTGCCCGTAGGACGCGGAGCGGCGATCCTGATCCGTCCTCGAGACCGTGAGATCCTGACCGTCGACGTCGCGGACGAAGAGGAGATCCCCGGGCTGGATCGCGTCGAGCGAGACGGGAGCGTCCTGCGGCCCAAGTCGATCCGAGAGACCGAGGTAGACGGCGCCGCGCCCGTACGCGCGTCCCCAGCGCCACGCGCTACCGATCACGCGCTCGGCGCCGAAGCGTGCGATCGCGGCGTCGAGCGCCTCGTTGCTCGTCGAGGTGCCGGCGCCGATCGCGTCTTCGACGACGGCGTCGACGATGCGCCCGCCTAGCCCCGTCGTGAGGTAGAGGCTCTCAATCGTCGAATCGTCGAGAGGCGTGACGCGCCCGATCTTGACGCTCGTCGTACGATCGCGGGATCCGCCGAGCCCTGTCACGAGCGAGATCCAGCCGTCCGCGCGCGTCTGGTCCTGGAACCACCGGGTCAGATCGGAGAGGGCCATCGGTGCAGTGTAGCGCGCGGGCATCGTCGCTCGGGGCGCGGGGTCACGTCGTGCGGATCGCGGCGTGCCCTAGCGCCATCCGCACCGCGTCGCTCCTCGAGACGCCCCACCGAGCCGCGAGCGCGTCGAGCGCGTCGATTTCCGCCGGCCTGAGGCGCACGCGTGCCCTCGACGCGGCAGAGACCGCACGCGAGACAGACCTCGTAGCCATCGACGACGACGGTGCGGGCGTGGCGGCATCGGGCGGTCATGCCGCCTCGACGCGCATCGTGATCACGCTCGTCCGGGCATTCTCGCCGCCGGTCTTGCACGGCGCCCACACCCGGCCGCGATGCGCGACACCCTGCCCGCTGTGCCGCCAGCGGCATCCGCGGCCCCACACACGCGCGCAGGCGCGGTCGCGGGCGATGTCGTCGGCCACGTCGGCGCGGTCACGCGTACTGTACTGGACGCGCTCCTCGATCTGCTCCTCGGTCACGCGCACGCGCAGGACACGCTCGGCCACGTCGCGGCCCTCGATCGTCACGGTGTACATAGGCATCCTCGTATCCATCCTCTCCGCTCACTCGAGCGACGCGCCCTGCCGGTAGCGAGCCGGTCCCGATCCGCTCGGGGCGCTGGGGATCCACCCGTCCCACCATCAGCCGACCTCGGCATCGGCGACCATGTCCCAGGCCATCTCGATAGGCTCGTAGCCGGTGGACCCGAGCGCCGGGTGCACGACGCGGAGCGACATGCCGACGACGCGGAGAGTCGCCGTCTCGCCGTCCACGGTGACGGTACGGCCGTCGAGGTCCGCGAGGTCGATGGACGCAGCGTCGCCGACCGCCGCGCGCTCGGACGACGGCGACAGCATCAGGCGGCCCTTGATGCGGGTGATGCGGACGGTCTTGGTCTTGGTCGCGCCGCGCTCGGTCATCATCTGTCGCATCGTCGTCATCGTCGTCTCTCCTCGTCTCGTCGGCCGCTCCGTGCTGCCGACTCCCTAGATATACGTCGCGACACTGTCGGGCGCAAGTCTGTCGCGACGCTTTTCGCGACTATTTCACAACGTGGCGTGATTGCTGGGGTTTTAGGCCCCGCGCCGCGCGTCCGCCATCATCTTCGCGACCGCCGCCTCGTACGTCGACATCGCGCGGTCGTCGAGGATCAGGAGGGCCATGGAGGTAGCGTCGACGTCGTCGTCGTGCCTCGCGAGCGGGAAGCGCTGGAGCGCCGTTGCGTACTCCGACGCCCACGGGGCGATCGAGTCGGGCGGGAGCAGGACGCGCCCGGCCTCGAAGAGGTACGCCTTCGCCTGCGCGCGCGACGTCTTCGACGCCTGCCCCGGATCCCACGGCGTCAGCGCCGTGAGCTCCGCCGCGAAAAAGTCCACGATCGCCGGACCGTTCGCCTTGTCCTCGATGTAGATCGGCGTGTGCGGGTAGAGGCGAGCGACGTCGAAGAGTGCGCGCGCTGTCTCGCTCGCCGTCATACGCCGGCACACGCGATCGAGCAAGAGAAACCTGCCCATGACAGGCCCACGCCAGACCTGGATCGCGACGTAGTCCGAGGTCTCCGACGCCTTGAACGCGGCGTCGCATGTGATGATCGTCCGCCCGCCCTCCGGGGCGCCGCGCGTGATCGGATCGAACGCCCAGCGGTGATCCAGGACGTTTTTGAAGAGCAAGCCGTCGCTCGGGGTCGGGTCCTGCCCATGCTGCGCGGCGAAGCCCTGCGGACCGAGCGCGACCTTGTCCGCCTCGATCACGGACCGGGGGAACCGCTCGGGGCAGATGAGATCCCCCGGCTCCGTGCGCGGGTCGCGAAAGCCCGTCTGCCTGACGTAGCAGCTGCGGCGCGGGTCGTACTCAGTCGGGAGCACGAGCCCGACGTATCCCGCCTCGAGCGCGCGCCCGGGCGTGTCGTCGTGGTGGAGCCTTTGCCCGATCAGCACGCGCGCGGTCCGCATCGGATCGGCGCGGCGCGTGTGCAGCGTGCCGAACCAGAACCGGTTCGCCTTCTCGATCTCGACCGGATCGATCGCGATCGAGCCGCCGCGCCCCTCGGCGTCCTGCGCCTTCGAGAGGTCGTCGCCGAGAATGTGATCGGCGTGCTGTCCCGTGGCGACGCCCCCCACGCTCGTCGAGAAGCGCCAGCCCCGCGAACGGAGCCGGAACATTTCGACCTTGCTCTCGAGGTCTCGCGCGATCTCGAGGTGCGGCCAGCGCGCCCGGTACCAGGGGCTCGA